GAACAAGAAATTAGAAAACTTGTTAATGATCGATTAGGTCAAGCCGGTCTTAATTCTGATCAAAGAGACTTTTTATTAAGCTCAACAAATTCTTTTCAAGGTTTAAGATTAACTGAAAATCAAATTAAAAAAGCCCAAGCTCTTGATCCTACTTTTAAAGAAAAATATCAAACATTAAATACAAAATTAAGCTATTTACCCACATATGATTTAGAATATGAATTACCAGAAGAAAGACAAGAAGCTCAAAAAGAAGCAGTAGAAACTTTACAAGGTAGACGTAACTTCGTAGATGGGGCAGCAGTATCAAAAGACTATCCAGTTCCTTTTGCTTCTGAAGTGCCTGCTGAAAGAGAGGATGTTATGAGTGATCAAAGTTATGAAACTCAAGCAAATGCAGAGCCTATAAATCCTTTTACTGGGAAGCCATATACAAATATTTATAAAAAAAGAATTGGGTTACGAGATGGTAGTAAACCCTTAACATTTAATCAACAGTACCATAGAGATACAATTCAAAATAAAGAAGCTTTTCAAGATATTAATGGAAATGTAGTAACTGCAAATGTAATTGGAGTTGAATATAAAGGAAAAATTTATAACTTACCAAGTTATGACAGACGAGGTGGTTTCTTTACTCCAGAAGAACTTAGAAAAAAATATGAAGTTGAAATGGAAACTGGAGTTATTAAAGGATATGATAAAAACTTTGATGGTCCAAGAGAAAATCATCCTGCTAATGTAGCAGCAAGAAGAGAACATAAATTAATGCAAGACGAAGCAGGGCTTGCAAGAGAAGCTGTTAATCCTAAGTATACTGAGACTCCTTCTAAAGAAATTTTTAGTGGGTTAAAAGCAGGAATGAAAGCATTAGGATTATCTGATGGTGGTAGAGTAGGATTTGCTGATGGCAGCACAAAAGAATATAAAGAAAAACTACAAGAACTTGAAGACTTTATAAGTAAAAATAGACTAGTATCAAAAGAAGCTCAAATGAATCAAATGATGGGAGAAGGATATCGTGATCCTAGATTTATTTCTACAACTGGAAATGAATTAATTGATAGGTATGGGTTACGTCCATTAGCTTCAGAAGGAAGTGGAAAAATGTTAAATACAGAAGAACTTGGAATAAAAGGGTCAACTAGATTATTTAATCCTGAAACACTCGGAACTTATAATCCTAATACAGATAAAATTATGTATAAAGACGTAACAGGATTTGGTATTAAAATTGATCCTAAAAATCAACCAGAGTTTACTCAAGTACATGAAATTATACATCGAGCTGATGAACGATCAGGATATACAAAACAAAGAGAAAAAAGATTAAGAGAAAAATTACCTAAAGATTTAAAAAAATATGGTAGAAATTTCTTTTCTCCTTTAACAGAAGAAATATTAGCACACGGATTACAACATAAATTAGCAGGCGGTAATTTTAATGATAAAAAATTAACTGATCAAGTAAAATTTAGAATTGGAAGATACGCAAGTCGTTTTAAAAATCCTAAACAAGTTGAAAAAGAATTATTACAAGCAATGCCTATTATTGTTGAAGATTTTGAAAGCTATTTAAAAGAAATTGATGCACAATGAAATACAACCACTTCTTAGAACACCTTGAACTTAGAGAAGGTAACGAAGAATGCGTATACCTTGATACACTAGGCAAACCTACCTGTGGTGTTGGACATCTCTTGACTGAAAGAGAACGTCAATTCTACCAAGTAGGGGATGAGGTTTCAGAAGAACAAAGAAATGCGTGGTTAGAACAAGATGCTGCAATGGCATGGGAAGCTGCTGCTCAACAGATGCAAGACTTACGTATAGAAGATACAGACTTTATAGTTGCACTAGGCTCAGTAAACTTTCAACTAGGCACTAGATGGATGAATAAATTTCCGTCAGCCTATAGAGCCTTGGCTAGTAAAGACTATGCTGAAGCAATTCGTCAAGTCTCAACAGGTTCAGGCAAGGATGGACAATCTAAATGGAAAGAACAAACACCCGTTAGAGTAGAAGATTTTGTTCTAGCTATTGACAAACTAACATAACAACCCTATAATGATATTATATTTAGAAGATCAATTGGAAGGATGCTACAGACAGTACTGCATACACCAAGTAAAACAAGATATGCCTTTCATGAGCCTAGACGATTTTAGAAACATGTTTGAGGATTTAATGGAAGTAATATATAAGGACGAAGAAGTATGAAAGATATGTTAAAGAGTTTAGTAGGAGCAGTAGCACCTACAATAGGTACTGCACTAGGCGGTCCTATGGGCGGCATGGCTGCAAATATGATAGCTGATGTACTTGGAGTACCTAATACACCTAAAGCTATTGAGAAAGCTATACAAGAAGCTACACCTGAACAGATGCTTGAACTTAAAAAAGCTGAACAAGAGTTTGAACTTCAGATGAAAGAGCTTGATGTAGATGTATTTAAACTTGAGACAGCAGACATACAGGATGCTAGGGGTAAGTTTAGTAAAGATTGGACAGCTAGAATAGTAGGTGTATCTGTAGTTGGTGGCTTTATGGGTTATATATTTTTAGTAACTCTTCAGCCTCCTGAACAAAACTCTGAGGCTCTTATAAACCTAGTACTTGGTTACTTAGGAGGATTGGCTAGTGCAGTTATTAGCTTCTACTTTGGAGCATCACATAAACAAGACTAATGAAACAGAAATTAAAAGACGTTATAGCAGACGGACGATGGAATTGGTACGGACTCGCAGACGAAGAAGAAGACTCTCAAGATAATTGTTACAAAGGATTATTTTGGAATCTTGAAACAAGAACATTCCTACGATGGAATGAATTAAAAAAGAAAGGAAAATCAACTGAAGGAAAAAGCACAGAGTAGCATCTGCGTTGTATGTATTGTTGGTTGGATGTATTTAGTAGCTTCGGGATACTACTATTACTTCTAATCACTACTTAGACTAGAAAAAGCAAGACCCTAAAAGAACGCTATTGTTAGCTTCACAGGGAAATTGCACGTTAAAATTGGAGAATCATGAAAAAATTATTAGGCACAATAGTTTTAGGGTTATTAAGTATGTCTGTACTATCAGACCAGACAGGTGATTGTACTGCAGGTGAACAGTACTGTGAGCAGAATAGTTTAGATACAACTAACACAACGACTACAACAAATACAAACACTAATACAAATACTAACACCAATACAAACAACAATACAAACGTAAATACAAATACGAATAACAATACAAACACTAATACAAATACGAATGCCAATACAAATGTTAATACAAATACCAGTACTAACAATAATACAAATGCTAATACAAATGTAAATACTAATACATCTACTGCTACATCTGAAAATACTAATTCAAATACAAACGTCAGTACATCTACTAGTACAAATAACTCAACAGTTAATCAAACTGTAAACAATACAAGTAACAATACAAACAATAATAACTCAACATCTACAAGCACAAACAATAACACAAACGTAAACAAATCTACGTCCGAGTCCAATGTCACAACTGATAACACGAATAGTAATACCAATAACAACAATACCATATCTGATAATACTAACAGAAATATTAACCAATCAAATTCTACCCAGACTATAAATCAGAATGTTAAAACAAAAGCACCTCCGGCATCTGCTATTGCTCCTAGTATTATGTCTTACTCTCAAGACCTCTGTACAGTTGGAAGATCAGGAGCATATCAAGGACAGGTATTTGGATTTTCTACTGGAGGCACAGTTACTGATGAGAACTGCGAGCGGCTTAAACTCTCTAAGTACTTATACGACACAGGTATGAAGGTAGCTTCAGTATCTATACTGTGTCAAGATGAGAGAGTTTTTAGTGCTATGGAAATGGCAGGTACTCCTTGTCCTTATCAGGGTAAGATAGGTAAGGAAGCCTCTAAAGCATGGAAAGAAAATCGACAAGATAGACCTGACTATGAGCAGTTAAAAGATAAATATATTAAGCATTGTAAAACTACAAGAAATGGAAAGGGTAAAAGAAAATCAGGAAGAACCTGTGCAAATGAGTTCTATGCCTCAAACTAAAAGTGTTTGGCAACAATTACTTGAACTCTCTGCAGCACTTACAGTTAGTATCAGCTTACTCTTACTCTCTTTAAACTTAACAGCTACATATATTTACGAAGGTAATCAAAGTCTTATAGACTT